CGTGGATGTCGATCATGAATCAGTCCGCCAGAAATATTTTTACTTGCTCGAGCAAGCTCGGACTTGCCGTCACCGACCGGCTGAAGCTGATCGTGCCGACGAAGGAAGAGAAAGAAGTCAACAAGTATATCAAGTTCCTGGGAGATGGCACGAATGCTTGACCGTACGACGGAATTTGCAAAGCTTGTTGTCAGTGGCAAACGAGTTGTCGGTCGGACGGAATATCTTGCCTGTAAGCGTCATTTGGATGACATGAAGCGTAAGGATTGGGAATGGATATTTGATGCGAAAGAGGCAGAGCATCACATTGACATTGCCAATGAGCTGACGATCGGCGAGGGTGATCCGCATGCGCTGCGTACGCGGGGATTTCAGAATTTTATCATTGGTTCCCTCTTTGGTTGGCGGAAGAAGCGGTCGAGGCTCCGCAGATTCCGTGAAGCGTATGTTCAGATGGCTCGCCAGAATGGCAAGTCGTTTCTCGCCGGTGTGCTGGCGAATGATTTTACGACATTCGGAGGCTATCAGTACGGCCGCGTTTTTTGTACGGCGACGAAACAGGATCAGGCAAATATTGTCTGGGATGAAGTTGCCAAGTTTATTGAGTCGGATCCGCAGCTCGCCGAGCTGTACAAGATCAAACGGTACGATCGTACGATTACGTCGAAAGTCACCGGCACGATTATTAAAGCGATCGGCCGTGATACAAAGTCTGCAGACGGTTTCCGAACAATCCTTGCTATCGTCGATGAGTATCACGCGCATCCGACAAACCAGATGTATAAGCTGATGCTTGACGGCCAGGATATGGTTGAAAACGCGTTGACGATTGCGATCACGACAAGCGGCTTCAACCTCAAGGCGCCTTGTTATGAGCAATATCAATTTTGCAAGAAAATCCTCGAGGGCGTTGTCCAAAAGGATACGCTTTTCGTTTATATCGCCGAGCTCGATGATGATGATGACGTTTGGGACTCGAAGAATTGGGTAAAGGCGAATCCGCTGAAGCTTTACTGTGACGATGACGAAACCATCGACACGCAGAAGTTGAAGGTACTGGCCGAAAAAGCGATTGATGCGAAAGAAAAACAGGGGGAAGACCTCGTTAATTTCGAGACGAAGTCCCTCGACCGATGGGTTACGTACACCGGGGGTGCGCTGATCGACATGGCCGCGTGGAAACTCGGCGGACGCGATCAGAAGCTGGAGCAGCTGACCGGACGCCAAGCGTTCCTCGGCATTGACCTCTCTTCCGGCGGAGACTTGACGTCAATCTCGATGATTATTCCATTGAAGGATGACAATGTCTATATTTGGAGCCATTCGTATATGCCGGCTCTCCGTCTGGATGAGCATATGAAGTCCGATGATGCTCCGTACGGCCAGTGGAAGAACAAAGGCTTGATCACGCTGACATCGGGGATGTATGGGATTAAAACTGATTACAAGTACATCGTCAGCGACTTGAAGAGGATTATTAACGATTACAAGATCGAGATTGTCGGCTGCGGTTATGACGGCCATAATGCGGCTGCGTTCCTCTCCGATCTGGATGACGTGTTGTCATGCGATTTGACGGAAGTCAAACAGTCAGCAAGGTCATTGAATGACGCAACGAAAGACTTCCAGCTCAGTGTCAAAGCCGGACAGGTTACATACGATCAAGATAACGCGTTGCTTACATGGAGCGTTGCCAATGCGATCGTTTCGGAGCCGAATAGCTTCGGGGAAATCAAAGTCGATAAGATGACGCAGACAAACCGTATTGATCCGGTTGATGCGATTATCGATGCATGGAAAGTCTGGTTTATTTCGAAACAGGATAATAAGCCGAGCGGCGAGGAAGCACTTAGCCTTTGGCTTGAATCTCTTAACGCCGTTTGATCGGAGGTGAAACATGCAGTTGTTTGATAGTTTAAAACGACGGTTCAAGAATGAATCGTCTTCGTCCGGACCCGGCGATACGATCTCTATTTCGGCCATCAACGATCTCTTTTTCCGTTCCGGATCTCATGATCTCGGCATGGATTTGGCGGAAATTACGTATTTTACATGCCTGAAGACATTGTCGGAGGGACTCGGCAAGATGTCCGTTTACTTGATGGGGCCGGACAAAAAGCGTGTCCTCGATCATGAGACAACGAACTTCCTTACGTTTTCGCCGAACAATATTTATTCGCCAATTCAGTTTTTCAGTAAGCTGGAGTATTGCCGGAACCATTTCGGCAATGCTTATGCGTATGTTGACCGTGTGAACGGTCATCTTCGAGGTTTTTATTTGCTGGATCCGCGCTTGGTGCAGATTTGGGTAAACAATACCGATGAGTTTACAGAACGCCGGTATTATTACTATTACACGGATGATCGGAGCGGAAAGAGCTATTGGATCAATCCGGAAGATATGCTGCATATTAAGTCGTGGATCACGGACCGTTCCGGTCTCGCCGGCAAGAGCGTCCGCGAGATCCTCGCGACGAATATGGCCGGTGCGAAAGCGTCACAGAAGTTCCTGAATGATCTGTATCAAAAAGGACTGACGGCCAATGCAGTTGTCAAATATGTCGGTGACTTGAACCGTACGAGCCAAATGGAGCTGCTAAAGAACATTGAGGCTCAGGCGCGTGACAATGACCGGCGTATGATCACTCTCCCTGTCGGTTTCGATCTGCAGACGCTTGATCTGAAGTTGACGGATTCACAGTTCTATGAACTGAAAAAGTATAATTCCCTGCAGGTCGCTGCGGCATTCGGGATCCAACCGAATCAGCTGAACGATTACAGTAAATCGAGTTACGCGAACAGCTCAGCGCAATCCCTTGCCTTTTATGTAAATACTTTGCTTTATAACATTACGCTTTATGAGCAGGAAATGAACCGCAAGCTTTTGACGCGGGCGGAACAAAGCAGCGGACTCGGCTTTAAGTTCAATTTCTGGACACTCTTGCGCGGCGATCCGAATCAACAGGCTGATATTCTGCAGAAGATGGTTGACTCGGCGATTTACTCGCCGAATGAAGCGCGCGAGAAGCTCGACATGCCTCCGTGCGACGGCGGCGATGTCCATATTGTCAACGGCGCTTATGTCAAACTGCAGGATGTCGGGAAGGCCTATGCAGGGAAGATGGGAGGTGAGACAGATGATTAAAATCCGAAACAGTAATGATGCGGCCGAAATTTATATCACCGGCGATATTGTTGATGATGTTGACGGAGATATGATTCGTTATTGGCTCGACGATGACGTTGACGGCTATCAATGGCCGGCTGACATTCGCCGACAGTTCGACGCGATTGATGATAATCAGGAAGTCCGAATTTATATCAACAGCAACGGCGGGAGCGTTCCTGCCGGCGTGGCCATCGCAAATATGATTGCGCGTCACAAAGGACATACCGTGGCGGTTGTTGACGGCTGGTGCTGCTCAATCGCAACGCAGATCTTCTTTGCAGCTGATGAACGACGGATCTCGTCGAATGCATATTTGATGATCCATAAGCCTTGGGTTTGCGCATGTGGCGATGCCAATGACCTCATGAAAACCGTTAATGCTTTAAATACGATTCAGGAGGGCATCGAAACGACTTACCGCAAAGCCGCGCTTGACAGTGTCACGGATGAACAGATTCATCAGATGGTTGAAGACGAAACGTGGCTTACCGGAGATCAGGCGGCTGAGTATTTTGATATCAACGTCGAGGAAGAGACAAAAGCTGTTGCTTGTGCCGGTAGATCCTTTAACCGGATCGGGAATATCCCTAATGGTATCAGGATTGAGCAGAACAAAGAAACTGCTCTTAAATCGGTTCGTTATCCTGCAGGCAAGCCTGCAGATAAGGAAAATCATAGAAAACGCACAGCGCTTGCGCTGGCAATCTTGGAAGGAGAAACGTTATGAAAAAAAGTGATGAGCTGAAAAAGTTTGTCGATAGCCTTGTTAGCAAAGCTAAAGACATGCAGCAGCAGGAAATGTATGACGAAGCTGACAAGATCGTCAAACAGATTGCTGACGCAAAGCGCGATTACCAGAATGCGCTGTTCATTGAGTCCCTTGACCAGCAGGATTTCAAGAGTTCTGCTACGGCCGCAGTCAAACCGGCTGTTTCCGACAAAAAGATGGTCAACCGTGTGTTTAATAAACTTGTTCTCGGCCGTCAGCTGACGGATGAAGAGAAGATGTTCGTTAACGAAGCAGGCACGCCGGGCCAGGTTGGCGTAACTCCGGGCAAAGGCGGCTATCTCGTACCGGAAGAGCAGATTGCTCAGCTTCGTGAGTATCGCAAAGCCTATACGGAACTGAAAGCATACTGCAATGTCCAGACGGCCGCATCTTCCTCCGGCAAGGCTCCGACGCTCGGTGCCGAGACCGGCAAACTCACGAAATTCGATGAACTGACGGAGATTCAGAAGAGCGATATCGATTTCGGACAGATTGTTTATAAGATTAACGATTACGGCGATATCATCCCAGTATCGAATCAGCTCTTGCAGGATGCCGACATTAATCTCATGAGCGTTATCGGCCAGAGATTTGCACGCAAATCGATCAATACGGAAAACGCTGAGATCCTTGCTCTGCTCGCCGGATTGACGCCGAAAGCAGTCACGACGTACAAAGACTTCATGAAAGCTCTGAACGTCGATCTCGATCCGGCATATTTTGCCAATGCTCGTATTTTTACGAATCAGGACGGTTTCCAGTGGCTTGCAGAACTCGAAGACGGTCAGAAGCGTCCGCTTCTCGTTCCGGACGTTGCTGCTGCAGATACGTATCGCTTCCGTGGCAAAGAAGTCGTTGTTCTCTCGAACAACACGCTTGCAACGGCGGAAAAAAAGATCCCGTTCTATATCGGTTCGATGGCTGATTATGCGGCATTCTTCCAGCGCCTCGGTGTTGAGGTCGCTGTATCCGATCAGGCGGGCTTCACGCAGTACGCAACTCTTATCCGTGCGGTCGAACGTTTCGGCGTAGTTGCTGATGACAAAGACGCACTTAAAGCGTATAGCGTTACGGTATCTGCTTAATCGGGGTGATGACACATGGCGCTGACAATTGATGACGTAAAACTGTATTTGCGCATTGACGGCACGGACGAAGACAGTCTTTTAGAGCGTTTGCTGGGCGTTGCGGAGGCTTATCTTGACGGTGCTGTCGATAATTTCAGCGCGAATATGTCAGACGAACGATTCGCGGCAAAAGCCGAAATGGTTGAACAGGCGATCATCGCCGATTTGTACGAGAACCGGAACACGGGCGGGATTGAATCTCACCAGTACGGCCGTGCTGTCGAGTCGATGATTCGCCAGCTTCAGCTGTGGACTGGGGGGCGGTCCTGATGATTGACATTGGGAAGATGGATCATCGGATCGAGCTTATGAAGCCGGTACAGGACGAAGATAAAGGATTTGGTGGTAAACGGTCGTGGATATCCTACGCTGTTTGGGCTGAATTCCTTCGTCCTCGGTTTCAAGTTGCTGCGGGAGCTGTCGGCTCCGGCGACGCGATCATGATTACGCAGGGGATCCGCATTCGGCCACATGAAGTCGCCAAGGGTTGGCACGTCAGTTACGGGATGCGGACATATAAAGTTTTGCATGTCGATGATTCCGTTCCGGGTGAGCTGATACTTACTTGTAAGGAAGTGGTGACGTAATGCCGAATGGATTTCGAATCAAGATGAATCTCAGCTCCGTCACGTATAACGCGACTCGGGATATCGAGAAATATAGCGCAAAAAAGCGCGGCGAAATTCAAGACGTTATCGAGGACGGTACGAAGACGGTCTATGATGACGCGCTGCGTGCCGCACCGTACGGGCATACGGGAAATCTTAAAGCCGGTATCGGGATGTCGGTACGCAAAGGTATGGAAGCTTTCGGAGAAGTCTACAGCAATGCACCACATTCACATTTGGTCGAATTCGGAACGCATCCGCGCATTACGTATCCGAAGAAGAAAAAAGCGCTGAAATTCCGTGACGGCGGCTTTGCTCGTGGGTATATCCGGGCAGGTTCAATGTCGAAAAAGCCGTTCATGCGGCCGGCGGCTGATAAGAATAAACCACGTATCGAGGCGGAGATGGAAAGGGTGCTTAAGCGTGATTAAATACCGAAACATTCCGCTTGTAAAATTGCGCGAGCAGTTGTTTTCACTCTTTGCCGAGAAGCAGGACGTCAAGGTATTCGGACATGTGCCTGACGAATCAGAACTGCCGCTTATCACGTTCGGAGCTGTGATCGCAAAGCCGATGGACACGAAACAGGATGTTTTCTGGGAGTGTTCGGCAACGATTGACGTCTGGGGTGATGAAGACAGCGAGGATGTAATTGCGGGAACGCTTGACGATATTTCGTTAATTCTCTCGGTATACGGCGAAAAGCTGGATATCGGGGATGATTTTAAAATTCAGGATTGCAGCATTAGCCTGATTGAGACATTCCCGGAAGAGACGACGGGATATCACGGGTTGATGACAGTTGACTTTTTGATCCAGAAGAAAGGGGCATATAGATTATGAGCATTACTGATACAGAACTGCAGAAGCTTGCAGAAAATCCGGACAAATCGGTTGCGGAAGTCGGCAAAGACATTCTGCTCTACGTCAATAAAGGCGCTGACGCAACAGCACCGGAATGGCAGCTTGTTGGCGGCCAGCGCAACTCTCCGCTCAATAAAACGGCTGACTCGATTGATGCAAGCCATAAAACGAGTGGCGGATGGAAACAGAATCTTTCCGGACTGAAGAGCTGGACGGTTGATTATTCCGGCCTGCTCATTCTTGATGATGACGGCGTAGCCATTCTCGACTATGCATTCAACAACGATAAGCAGGTATTCGTCAAGATCGAATACTCGAACAAGACGTATCAGACCGGATGGGCTCACGTTACTTCGTTCAACACGGATTCGAGCCATACGGATGTTGCAACGTTGTCGGTAACGCTGACGGGTGTCGGCGCGATCAGCGGTATCACGAAACCGACGGAAACGACCGGCGCATAATTACGGAGGCGATGGAATGGTAGGAGATAGTTCTTGCCATTCCATTTTTGTTATGGAGGATAGCACTTGAAAAAAATTACAACGTTGAAAGTCGGCGACAAGGAATATCAGCTTATGTTTACGATGCGAGCTCTTGCCGCAGTAGAACAGGATATCGGCGAATCTCTGCTGTTCATTCTCGGCAATCCGCTTAATGCCGTCCGCAAACTGACAATCTCGGTTGTCGCGGCCGGCATTCGCCACGGACTTGTTGACGGCAAAGATAAAGATCCGTATGACGTGCTTGATGAGATTATTGAAAACGGCGGCTCGATCGATGAGACGGCGGCCGTGATCCTTCAGGCGTGGAGGGATTCCGGGCTTTTTACGAAACCCGTGACGGAGAGCAAGAAAGCACCGGAAACGGGAAATCGGTAACGACATTTCTTGAGTGGTTTGAGGAAACCGAAAAGACGGCATATGCGGTTGGAATCAAGCCGGCGGAACTCGACGCAATGCAGCCTCGTGAAGTAATTCGGTATATTGACGGCGTAAACGAAGCGCGGAAAGATGCGGATCAGCGTCGAGCATATTTTGTTTCGTGGATTGTCAATACGCAGGTTAAAGATCCGGTTAATCCGATTGATATTTTCGAGCCGCTTTATTATTCACCAGAAGAAGCTGATGAGCGTAAAGATAAACGCAAATATCAGGCAAAGAAGAAAGAGAAGACCGAACTTTTGAAGACGTTCGGTTTAGATAGGAGCTGATTCAATGGCCACAATTTCAGATCTGCTTATCAAAATCGGGGCTGACAGCTCCGGACTACAGAACGAGCTGAAAAAATCAAAAGACAGCATTAATAAAGCGTTCGGTGATACGTCGAATGTTGACGCATTCGGGAATGCTGTTGACAGCCTGACGGGAAAACTTGCGGCGTTTGCGAGTGCCGGCGCGGCGATCGAGACGTTTAAGAAGATGACGAAGGCCGCGATGGATTTCGAGTCTGCGATGGCTGACGTTAAAAAAGTTGTTGACTTTGATACACCGACACAGTTTTCGGATATGCAGAAAGATATCCTCGAGCTGACGAAAACTCTGCCGATGACGGCAAAAGAGATCAGCCAGATCGTTGCTGCCGGCGGTCAGGCCGGTATAGCAAAAGGCGATCTCATGGAATTCGCGGAAGCGGCTGCAAAGATGGGAACGGCGTTTGACATTACCGCCGACCAGGCGGGCGACATGATGGCGAAATGGCGCTCGGCGTTTAAGATGGCTCAGCCGGAAGTCGAGGAACTTGCTGATAAAATTAATTTTCTCGGTAATACGACGGCCGCGTCCGCTCCGTTGATCTCTGATGTTGTTACGCGTATCGGTCCTCTTGGCGCGGTCGGCGGTGTTGCGTCCGGCGAAATCGCGGCTCTCGGCGCGTCGATGATCGGTACGGGCGTCCAGTCGGAAGTTGCGGCAACGGGCATCAAGAATATGATTCTTGCACTCGTATCCGGCGAGTCGGCGACGAAGTCTCAGGCCGATGCATTCGCGGCTCTCGGCTTCAACGCAGCCGATATGTCGAAGCGCATGCAGGAAGATGCACGCGGGGCAATCCTCGACGTCCTTGATGCGATCAATCAGTTGCCGAAAGATCAGCAGGGTTCGGTGCTGAAAAACTTGTTTGGCAGTGAGTCCATCGGTGCGATTGCTCCGCTTTTGACAAATCTTGACGCGCTGAAAGAGAATCTGAACAAAGTCGGCGATTCGTCACAGTATGCCGGTTCAATGCAGCAGGAATTTGACGCTCGTTGCGAGACAACGGAAAACGCTTTGAAGCTGACCGAGAACGCGGTCGAGCGGACTGCGATAGCGCTCGGCTCTGTCTTCCTGCCGTATGTTAAAGAAGCGGCTGAGGGAATCGCGAACAATATTGACTGGCTGACGAAATGGGTTGATGAACACAAAGAACTCTGTCAGACGGTCGGCATGGCTGCCGGATACATTCTGACGCTTGTTGCGGCTGGCAAAGCATGGGCAGTTGTTCTTGGCGGCGTCACGTCCGCTCAGGCGGCTTTGCGGACTCTCACGGGCGGCGCACAGATCGCTAAGGAAGCTGAGCTGACGGCCGCACAGGAAAAAGCCATTGCAAAGCGTATGCGGAACATGGAAACGGAAGCGAATCACCAGATTAAGCTTTACGCGAAAGAGGTTCAGCAGAAACAAATCACCGAGGTTGAAAAGAATCGTCTTGTCACCGAGTATGCGGCACAGCGCCAGTTGACACTCGAGAAGGAACAGCTCGCGGCGCGGACAATGATGTCGGAGACGTTTTTGCAAGCAAATGCAATGCGCCAGAAAGACCTCACGTCTCATGTGACGGCCGAAGCGGAGAAGCAAGTTGCAACGCAGAAAACGACGGTTGTTTTGGGTGAACAGGCATTAGCGCATGGAGCAGTTGCAACGAGAGCTGCGGGGGCTGCTGGCGTTATCACATCGGCATCTTCGGTTGCTCGTTCCGGCGTCATGCGTTTGACGTCAGCCGTTTGGGATCTTGCGGGCGGATGGCTTGGCGTTGCGTTTGCAATCGGCCTTGCGGTAAAAGCGGCCGCTGAGCAAAGCCAAGTCAATGTTGCGGAAGCGAACAAGCAGTTTATTACGCTTGCGAATGGTGAAACTGTTACTAAGAATGCAAACGGTGATTATGTCGGTGTTTATGATCCGGACGCGGCAAGAGCTGCGACTTATGGCGATTCTATGGCATCAGGCGATGATTATGATCCGGGAAGCGGGGATTACGGAAGTAGTAGTTATGCGGGCGAAGACGGTGAAGGCGACGGATGCGGAGCAACAACGTCAGAACCGGCAAATAATTACTATGAGCTTGATGAAGCCAAACAAGCTGAGGCTTATGGCAAAGACCCGGATCGTCCGATTACTTATGCAGAATGGTATAACGGTGATACTCCAGAAGCGAAAGCCGAACGTGCGCGTCAGGAAGCGAATGCGGAGATGGAGCGCATGGCAAATGAGACGAAAAACCTTGGCTTTGGTGGCGGCATTATCGATCCGGGTGTTGGAGATGATTTATCTGCGGCCGCTGGAAGCTTAAGTGATGCTTCGGGAAGCCTTAAAAGCGCTGCGGAAACAATCCAAGATTATACGGTTGATGTTCCGATCGGCGAAACGGTTGCTGACTATGCTTCGGCAAATTCTGACGGTCAGATTGCCGATCAGGAAATGGAAGACCTTGTTCAAAACCTCGGGCCCGCAGGACTTCGATGCGCTGCGTTTGCATCGTCTGTTTATCAAGCGACCGGCGTTATGGATCACTTGACAGCGAGTGGCGACGATCTTGCTCAGCAGTTTAAAGATGCCGGTGCGTATCATGACGCTGACAGCGGATATGTACCGCAAGCCGGTGACTTGATCGATTTCCCGAGTCATGTCGGTATCGTTGGTAAAAACGGCCTTACGGTTATTTCGCGTCAAGGCAGTAACGGCGAGGATCACGGGACGCATGAAGTTAGTATGGCTGATGCGTATGATTGGTTTGGCAGTCCGCTTGGTTTCGGCTCTGTTGCAGAATATACGGGCGGCAAGACGGTATCACAGACTTATTCCGGGACATCTGCAGACATGGCGGCTCAGCGCAAAGCGGATGATGCAATGAAGAAGTATCAGGATGCTGTGCAGAGAATGAATCAGATGTCAAACGAGATGATGTCAGCGATCCATAGCGAAAATGACACGAAATATCAGACCGAGTATGCGAATGCGATTTCTGATATTAATAAAAAGCATCAGGAACTGAATAAAATCAAAGCTGCCGGAGTCGATACGACGAAAGCGGAAAATATTTTGACGCAGTATCAGGAAACGCAGCTGCAGAAGATCGCGGACGCGCAAAAGAAAGCTTATAACGAGCAGGTACTTGCAAGCCGTCAGGCCAAAGCTGAGGCGGTAAACGATTATAAAGAGCTCGCGCAAGTTGAATATGACTCGACGATTGCCAAACTGGAGGAAGAGCGAAAAGCTAAAATCAAGGAAGTTGCTCAGACGAAAGACGATTATGAGGCGCTTGCGGCCGTCAATGATGAATACTATGCAAAGCGCATGACAGCTCTGCAGAAATATTTGAATGATGTTCGTGACGCGTATAATCGCAAGATCAGCGCTCTTACTGATCTCGGGGATATTGACGCGCTTCGGCAATATTTGAATTCTTCGGAAGGCCAGAACGACACGCGGGACTATATGGATATGAGCGGCCGTCAGGAACAGGCGAAAGCGTATGTCGAGATGTGGAAAGAATCCCATCGGGATATCCATTCGTACCTCGCCGAGGCGTCCGGCGAATTCTACAATACGTTGACTGATGATATGACGGCGTTCATCCGGGGCACAAAGTCGGCGAAAGAGGTTATGAAGGATTTCTTCAGTTCTGTCATGTCGATGATAGCTAAGATGGCCGCACAGCGACTCGCGGCAAATTGGGTTACCGGTTTGCTCGGAATGTTTGGCGGACGCAGTTCTGCAGCGCCAGTTGGTAATTTCGGAATCAGCTCGACGTCGATTACGGATTCGCTGATGTCATCTGTATCTCCGGCAAGCCTGTTTAGCGTTCCGAAAATGGCTTCAGGTGGCATTGTTACTGCCCCAACACTCGCAATGATCGGCGAGGGTGGAAGCCATGAAGCTGTAATTCCACTCAATGACAGCAATTTGAGAGCAATGAGCGGAAGCAACAGCCGTGGCGGAGTGGTGGTAAACATTACAAATCGGTCTGATAGTCAAGTTGAAGTAAAAAACAGCCAATACGATGAAGGAATGCAGAAGTGGATCCTTGACGTGGTGGTTGATGGGGCACAGCGCAATAAAGGCGGTTTTAACAATAATCTTCGTGCGGCATTGGGGGCGAAATAATGGCAGCAACATTTGTTTTTCCGGATATCGGGGAGCCTTGCCTCCCGATGTCTCAAAACTGCGGCTCTTCTTTTGGCGTATCTATTCAGGATAGTACGATTAGCACGACTTCGGACGGTAACTATAAGCATACGCGACCGAGAACGACACGCATGATCACGACATGGACGTACGCATGGAATGATTTAACCGATGAAAATAAAAATAAACTTTCGGCTTTCTATAAGAAGGTCGGGACATTCAAAGACTTTCAATTTACGGATTGGGAGGACGGGAAAACGCACATCGTTCGGTTTATCGAAAAATTTCAGTACCAGTTAATCAACACTAACAGCACCAGAAATTTCTGGGGAACAACGTTAAAGTTTGAGGAGGTGTAAGTGTGAATCGGTTTTCGCAGATTGCAACGCTCGAGAAGAACAAGCTGGCTTCAGACTCACCGTTTTTGATCTTTGTCAAAGTCGAGTGCAAGGATATCGGGGATCCGATTTACCTTGTGCGAAACACCGAGGACGTCACATGGGCAAAGCAGACGTGGACGGCGTTCCCGATGGATATCGGGCAGGTCGAGGAAGACGGTAAGACATTGCCAGCTCTTGATCTCAAGATCAGCTCCGGCAAGGGGCTGCTTGTTACGTATCTGCAGAAATACAACG